GAAATTGACTGGATCCAGGAACCGGCTAAGCGTACGAATACGAATTAGCTTTGCACCTGTCAAATCATTACCGGGTGTGATCTCATTGACGCCAAGCAACAATGCTGAAATGCTGCCGAGCAGGTTTGAAACTCGGATTCGCGGCCGTGGGAGCTGGCCATTGCCGCTGTACTCAAAGCCTTCAGCCTGAATAGGTAGCGGTTGGTATGGCTCACCTTGCCAGTAGATATCACCGGCCGGGGTTTTCTGATTAACGCCAGCGTGAAAACGAACTATCTCACTACTACCATGCAACTCTAAATCTAGGTGCAACTCAAAAAGCTCAATAATGGCATATGGATTAGAGCTAAGCAGCTCTCCAAACATCTCGCTCATGGCTCAAATACCTCAACAAATTCAGCCTGCAAGGTGTTGTTGTTGTAACTAGTCATTTCAACAGACCATTGCATACAGATATATTTACCAGCTGTCCCGCGAGGCGGTGTCCAGTCAAAGGATTCAGAGCCTGCCCTTGCCTCTAAAAATGCCAGGATGTTGTCACGTTCACTATCAGTTCTGTTGGCAAACGACAAACGCCAAATCTTAGGATCAGTGTTCAAGCCATACCGCAAGCGCTGCTCATAGCCATCGCCAAACTGCACACGCCGCACACGTGGCTGACTTTGTTCGCTTGCAGAAAAGCTTGGCGTATAAGTAAACGTGGCCATTATGCAAGCAAGCCTCCAGGGCGCTTCTGCTTAATCAATTCTGCTTGAACTGCTGCACCAACGACACGACCCAAGGCATTTGCATCTGAAGCATTACCTTGAACGCTTGAACCGCTTGCATCGACATTAACAACGATGCTGGTATTAGCACTGCCTGAAACCCCTAGCTTCCCGTCACGTCCACGCTTCAGCGGCATGATCGCCTCAGGGCCTGCCTCACCCATCAAGCCGAGGTTTCCAGCTCCACCATTGGCAAAGCGGAACAAGGTAGGCCGGCTCACAACGCCACCCATAGCGAACGGCTTTATGCCATTTGCAGCGACCATGCCGTTGCCGACGAACTCAAGGGCGGCAAAGTTTGGTTTAAACAATGAGCTGCCACCTGTCTTAGGACCAAAGAAACTTGATATTGAATTAATTGCGGTGTTAATCACATAAATCTGCATCAACTGTTTGGCGATGTCAGTCAATACGCCAGATGCAATCTTTTGCAGACTTGCCCCAAAACCTTCAGCGCCTGTGATCAACGCATCAAACGCGGATGCCATACCCTGCCCGATGCTGTTGCCGATGCTGTCAGCAAGTTGCTTTTGCTTTTCTTGTTCAGCAGTGAACTGCTTGGCCGCCACTACGTTCTTGCCATATTCAGAAGTAATTAGTTCAAGCTCATTCACATAAAAAGGCAGAGCATCAATGTTTTGCTTCTGGAACGCAGCAATCTCACGTGCATATTGCGCTTGACTGGCTTGAAACCTATCTGCAATCCCTTGCAGCTTTGCATCTTTATCAGCCTGTGAAATCTTTTCGCGTTGAATTTCAGCAGCTTCAGCAAGAAGTTTGACTCCGCGATCAATCATTTCAAGGCGAAGTTTTTCACCGGTATTCTGCGAACGTTCAGCTGCTGCTATGCGTACCTTTAAAGCTTCCTGAGATCGAAGCAAACCATTGGCAGCATTGATTGCTTGAAGCTGGCTTTCACGGCCCTTGGACGACTTAGCACCACCACCACCGCTGGCTAATGCAGCCAAGTTTGGGTCAAACCCAGAACCCATTGCATTTCCGCTTGACGTGCTGGGTCGAAACTGTCTCTGCGCCGAGCCAGGCGCATACCTACCCATGTCAGCAACAGATGGGGCAGATGCACGCGAGCTTGCTCCTACACCATAACCAACAACCCTAGAAATTAAGCCTGCACCAGAACCTGAAAATTGGCTGGCAAGAATACCGCGAAGAGTTGGGTTTAGTTGATTCCACCACCTTGCAATCGTATTTCCAATAGCAGCAAAATAAGACGTTGCATTTGCGCTCATTGCCTTAAAAGCTGATGCAAAGGAATTGCTCATGCTGCTGGCGCTAATTTGGCTCTTGCTTTCAAGATCAGGCAGCAATCCTTTTACATATTCAATAGCCTTTTGGGCTCGGTCCCCAAGGCCTTTCATTGAGTTCGTAAAATCATTTGCAATTACAGATCCGATGTTATTAACCCAATTTCTAAATGCCAAATTGTTGTCGTACAGGGCTTTTGAGAGCAGGCCCAAAGCTGTGACTCCAGCAATAATCCAGCCCCAACCAGGAAGCGCGAGAATTGCAGCACCAAGGGCTCTGACATTACCTGTAAGCATTGGCATCACCCCACCAGCCAAAGCCGTCTGATAACGCAAGATCTCCAATCCATTGGACAATACAGCGACAGCTGACACCACACCTCTAATGATTCCAGTGAGTGGCCCCCATGCGAAAGCCAATGCCGCGCCGCTAACGGCTGCACTCTTGACTACATCAGGCAAAGCGTTGAATGCAGTCACAAAACTGGTCACTGCATCGGTTATTGATTGAAGGGCTGGAAGTAGCGCAATCGTCAGGTCAGCCCCCAAGGCCCCAACCTTGCCGCTAAGGATTGCCAGCTTGTCACTGTATTCATCTGCCTTTTTCGCAAAGGCTTCGGTCATCTTGACGCTGAGGCTTTCAATGGCACTGCCACCCATGTTGAGCATGGGGATCATTTCGGCCCCAGACTTTCCAAACAATCTCAGCGCTAGAGCTGTCTTGGCAACACCGTCTGGCATTGCCTTAAACCGATTGGCAACCTCAAGCATTACGGCGTCTGCCGATTTGAGCTGCCCGTTGCTGCCTTTGATGCTGATCCCCAATGCTTGAAATGTTTTAGAGGCGGTGGCGCTGCCACTATTTGCCTCAAGCATGGACTTGCTTAACTTCACCAGGGATTTACTGACATTCTCAAGATCAGTTCCGCTGGTAGCTGCAGCCTTTTTAAAACGTGCCAATGCTTCAACGCTGACGCCTGTTTTTTGGCTCAGGTCATACATGGCATCTCCAGCTTTGATGGTGTTCTGCACCATGCCAACTAGGCCAGCCACGCTTAGCAGCGGCGCAAGAGTGCCCAATGCACCTGACAATCCAGCAGCAGCGCCGGTCATGCCACGCATAGCACCAGTAACGCCCTTTGCTGTTGTCTCTACAGATTGCAAGCCACGATTAAACGCGACGATGCCGTTCAGGCCATCAACCTTGGCGCTAAGCCTCAGGACTGAATCAACATTCATCGCCATGACTTAGCCCTCGTTTTTGTTGATCAGGGTCAGTGCAGCGCCCTCCATCACCTGCAGGTCCTCCAGCATGGAGCGCTGATCCTCTACTCCATAAAGTCTAAGCATCCATTCCACTGCTACATAATCCAAACCCAGCACACCACTCATCGACGTGCGCCATTGAGTTTGCAATCGCAGGAACATTTCAACGACCGCCCAGTTCTCCTCCAGCACCTCAAAATCAGACGAAATAGACGCCTCGTCTGTGATGATGTTGAAGGCCTGCGCTGCCTTTTCTAGATCCTTGTCTCCAGGGTCGCCGCCGGCCCAATACTCAGCGGCCTCAATCAGTTTTTTCGTTTTGCCCCTGCAAGGCTGGCAAAGTACGCCGACACGATGGCAGCCGTGACGGTAGGCACGTTCATCAGTTGTGCCTTGGCCTTTTCAGAGAACGGCACCTGCTCGGCTTTGTCGTCCAGCACCCCAGACCAGCCAACCAGAATCTCATCGGCGATTTCCTGATCAGTGATCATGCCGTCAGTGTCGTCATCACGCTGAATAGCGCTTAGGCGTTTTTGAACGGCCTCTTGGATTTCGATGATGCGGCTTTGCGGCAGGCGCTTCAGCTCAGCGTCAAAAGTTTGCTTTTCATGCCGGCCCCCATCAACGGGAATGTCAAAGGAAACCGGCCAGCTGTAGGTGTCGGACTGCTTGAGAACAAATGCCATAGGGCTAGCTAGGTCTAAGTAAAGCTAAGCGCAAAGTCGTCGTTCCCAGCAGTTGTGGGGGTAGCGACGAACGGGAGGTTCATCATCTGAACACCGTCATTCTCCGAATAAGTCGGCGAGGTGATGTCGGACTGAGCAGAGGTGAAGGTCACCCGGTTACCGGCTGTGGTGCCGTGCAGGAAACTCACGCTGCCGGTGCTGCTGCCCAAGGCCACGGTGAAGAAGTCCTTCGCTGCAATGGTCGGCGCTTCGATCAGGCAGGAACCAGCAGGCTTGCGATCCGTGATCAGCACCTCACCTGTGGAGCTACCAACCAGCTGGCGGTAGACGGTGCTGTTGGCAACGTCAAAGTCAAACGACTGCAGCAGGCCGGAGTAGCCGAAGATCGAGAACGAAGAGGTGTTGCCCTGACGGAACACCAGCGGGGTGGCTTGGTTGCTGTAGGTGGCAGCTACCGGGGACACGTCGGTCGGAGCATTGAAGATGCCAACCATGGAAAAACTTAGAAGCGGGATCTGGCCCACCTCCGCCTGAATCGTGAATGAACCGCGGCAGCCAGTCAGCACATGGTTCAGCCCATCGCAGTTGTAGATGATGGTGGCGCTAGAGAAGCTGCTGCTCACCGGGGCGTAGGTCACCGACGTTGTGGCAACCACGGTCTCGGAAGTGCCGGAGGCTTTCAGCAGTGCGCCATAGCGCGGGGCCGTGCCAGCAGTCCCAGAGCCAGCCAGCTCAACCTCAAAGGTCAGCTCTGCATAGGTGCGAGCAATCAGCTGCTCACTGTTGCCCATGTAGGGCCTGATCAGATCACGGCTTACAACATCACCCGCCAGTGGGGTCAGCTGCAAGTTACGAACCAACACGGCGTCAGTGTTGGCAGGAGTCGAGCTGGTGCCGTAGGTGGCCTCGCTCTTAGCCAGGATGTACG